TATTGGAACACTTCTGTCGAAAAAATTGAGTTCAAAATCTCAATTTATTCCGGATTTGACAATTCCAATTTATGATTTTGCATTGCAAAGTCAAATGGGTGATGGTTATGTGATTTCTCCCTTAGGGGATTTGGATGACTTATATGAAAGGTTGGCAAAATATGACATCGTTGATGTCCCTATTAATGTTGAGATTGCTAAAAGAGCAATCTCTTACTTTACTGACAAAATTTCAGAATGTCACATCTTGCGAGATGATGACACTTTTAATGAAATATCAAAAAGTTCAGCAATTGGTACCGGAGCGAAAGCAGCTGGTATTTATTCCCGAAAGGATCCATTATTGCAAGAATATTTGAGTCAATATGTAAAGGTAAGTGGTGAATGGCCACAACATGTTATAATAAATGCCTCACAAAAGGATGAAGTTAGAGTTAAAGGTAAATCACCTCGTTTATTCACTTCGTTTCCAGTGGAGCATACGTATTTATGCACAAAAGTTCTTAAAGAATTTGTTGATCAGTTTTATCAGAGTAGATTTTGCAACGATGGTAGTATTTCCGCTGTAGGAGATCCTATGCAAAATGGAGCTTTGGCAATATATAAGTATGAACTTTCCAAGAGAAAGTTCCTTTATTGTACTGATACATCAGGACAAGATTCATCAGTCTCGCGAGACTTTATGGATTTGGTTTATGATGCAATTAAAACAAAATATCCGGATATGAATGAGTTTGAAAATAATCTTTTCGAATCTGTTCGATTTAATAGCATTGATAAAATGGTTAATTGTAATGGTGATTTCTACCTGGTTCCTCGTGGACTGGGTTCAGGAGATTATCTTACTGTCATTATCAATATCATGTGGAGGTTCTACATGATTTTAGCTAATTATAAATATCCATTGGATGAATATTTTGAGCATAATACCACCATTATCAATGGTGATGATCTTGTTATGAGTAGTGATTATGGTGATTTGGATTTGAGTAGCGTTCATGCTAAGATAGAGTGGGCAGGGAAACCTGTTACTTGGTCTGAAATGGACTTTTGCTCAACATTATTCGAGCCATATATACACCATAATGAAGAAAAAGTATTAGCAGTTTTAGGATTACGTGATAAAAGAAGTCATATGTTAAGTCCGAAAATGAAATTGCAAAAGTTGGGGGGAATGCTTAGAACTCTCTCAACTCCTCTTACTTATAACAAGATATTGTGCATGATGGAGAAAATCCGTGATGACAATAATTTGTATGAACTCTTTGAGCAATGTTATTCTTCATATGAAGAGATATATGACAGTTATAATTGTCCTATATATTACACTTAATGTGTG